CCTCTCTCGACAGCGATGCGACATCCGAAGAAATAACGAATCATCCGTTGTATTCCGAATACATGGCCCAGATGGGTTCAGGCAAGTAACGAGGCAAGCGTGGCAGATCAAGATAACTCGACAGTAGAAGATGAGCAGCAGGTTTCGGTTCCGGAGACAACGGAGACTCCCGCAGACAGAAGCTTTGCGGAGCGTATGCAACGGAGCATAGGGCCGCGCCCGGTTTCTCCTGTTGATTATTTCTACACAAAAGACCCATAGATTGCACCTTTCGGATCCGCCGCACCTCCGGCCAAAGACGTTCCGTTCTATGGTGAGCCATCTGAAAAGGCCATCACTGCGGGTCCGATTACGTTTTACGATCCGCAAAAAGGCGCACCTGCAATCTTCGGGGAGCCTACAGAAACGTACGAACCGTTCTCCCTGTTCGGCCTTCCCAGCTTCGGAATCGAAGTAAAAACAGAACAAACCTTCGACAAGCTTCGCGATATTGACTACAGCAAGATGAGCAGCATTGCTTCGGTTGGTGAGGTTTACAACCTGTCCAATCCGGAAGAGGTTGCCCGTATAAACAATCAGACGGGAATAGTAACGCGAGACGGAAACAAGATTCCGTTTCCACCTAACAGCGACATCAATCGCAGGATAAAAATTTCTGATCAATTCGGAGCAGTTGGGTACTTTCGTAGAAAAGAAGGTGCGGATGATGTCGTGACGAAAATCCCGTGGGAAGTAGCAATCACCAAATTAATCGAGCTTCCGGAAGATTTCGCTGAACGACAGCTTCGCATTCCTATGAAGATTCCGGGAACGGATATTGCTCTTCCTCCTACACAGCACCAGCGTCTTATGGGATTCGACAAGCTTATGCTTACGGTCCCTAACTATGCAGAACCGGATTTACGTATGACAGAAGCTCTTCGGGCTATGCACGTAGCCCTTATCGAGCAAAGCGAAAATCATCCGGAACTAAAAGATGCACGTACCCGTTTCCAAATCTTAGAGTATGCTCGTGCCACAGACTTTGCTAACGGAATGTCTGTCATTCCGGAATACGGAAGAACGGCAGCTAGATTCTCCTTCGAGTTTGGAGGGTGGGCTATCGGAGAGAGCGTACAGGCTCTGTCCCAAATACCCGCGTTTATCTCGGACGGCAATATCCCCGCCATTCCTAACGTAGGCATTTTCGATAGTCAGGCTCGTCAAGAAGCTATAACCACAATTATTCCACGACATGCGGACGAATTGCAGCGACGTATGTTAAACAACGGTATCGACATTTCTTACGGCGCAGCGGAGTATTTGTCGCGCTACTCTATGGGCCTTCCTCCGCGTGTGGTCGGAAATGCTATCGAAATCATTATGCCCACAGCCCTTGCGTCTAAAGCAAAAGCTGCCCTTTCCACAGCAGACTACGCAGCATTTAAGCTGTATCGGGAAAATGCAATCAAAGCAGGTCGCGCTGACACAGACTCGTTTAATTTCTTGCAGGAATTTATAAACGAAAACAAGGCGTCGTTTGTTTCTCGTCAGATATATTCCGTAATGTCTTCCAAATCTGTAAACAAGGTTTTGGCTGGAAGACCCGCCAAATGGGCACGAGTCGGAATTGTTGATCGTCTCAACGCAGGTAAAAACATCGACGAGATCACAAATCTCCCCCTAGATCGTCGTACAGAATACAACAACATTCTTAACAGCCGCAATAATTCTATAAAGACTCGCGACGATATCAACGCAAGAATTGCAAAAGAAAATCGTTCACCTACACCGGGCGAGATCCTTCGAATTGAAAAAGCGGAAGAACGTATCAAACAGGCGAACATCGATCTGCTTGCGGAGACAGCAGCACAAAATGTTCCTCAATTCATGCGTACGGTCGCAGAACAAAACAAATACTTTGTTATTGGAGCCTCAGTAGGCGGTCAGTTTACCCAAGCAATCGGCGGTGACCCTGCACTTGGTGAGGGTATCGGAATGATTAGTGGGCTTGTAGTCATGGGTGCAACCCGTGTCAACAAAGCCTTGAAGTGGGTGAAGTCCACAATGCCCGGAGCGGAGCAAAAGAAAATTGATCTCGCTGAGTTTGCTGCACAGGGCATAAATACGTTCGACCCCGAATACTCCGAAGCAATCCTCACACGAGTCGGATTTTTGCGTGAGCTTCGCGATGAAATGATTGCAGAGGGCGTGACTCCGGAAAACGCGCAGATGTCTATCGGTCAGCTTACCGGATTGGCAGTCCTGCAGTCTCTTGATGCGACGACCCGGCAGAATATCAGTGCGAAGCAGCTAAAGAAGATGGGGCCGGAAGTCCAAGAACTTATCGATATTCACAGCGTTGAGATGCGTCTTGTCGAAGAGCTTCGTCTTGTCTACTCGAACATGAGGGAGTTGGATTATCCCGAAGGCACCGCAGCAAACCGGATGCAAAAGCTCCTCGCAGAAGCTATTGACTGGGCTGATGCGGATATTGCACAGCGAGAGGCTGACTTCAACGATCTGATTTCTGCAACATCTGCCAAAATGACAGCTATGATCGGAGACTCTATGGGCAAGTCTCTGTATTTGACGGATCTGCAGCGCACCGAAATTGAGCAGTTCGACACGATGCTTTCTCGTCTTGTCGATATCGGAGTCGAATTGGGTCAAAACACAATCGACGAAATTGAGAAGATTGCAGAGGTTCGAACATCCGCAGCCTTTAACATCGCAGAAGCAAAAGCCAACGAGGCTATCGGCGTCTTGGGCGACGTTTCTTCTGGTCAGCGTCAGCTTTCGGAAGTTGTTCCTGAAGGCGGATTCAAAACCTTCGGTCGGAATGTCGTGACGAAGCAAGAAGACATTCCCCGGTTCGGAACCGGATACCACATCCAATCCGCTGTCTACGAAATCAAACATGTGCGAGACAGAGAACAGGCAGCAGCCGGATTCCGCGTCCTTGACAGAAAGCAATTTCTTGACGCAAATGGTAATGTTATAGGATCTGAGCCGTACGTAGATGGCGGGCAGATTCTGGATAGCCTAGTTCAAGCTCTAGAGATAGACTCCGGGGTGCAACTCTTGGATTTCGTTACAGGTACTACTGTGTCCCCGTCCGCAGTGAACGCCTCTGTCGCAACTCTCGACAATAAAGCTCAGGAATTCTTCGAGCTTATGGCTGACGAGGGAGAAGACGTTGCTCAAACAATAAAGAATGCTGTCGAACTCGCTGCAGATGATCCCGGCTTCTCCGCCCAATACAAGAATCTTTCCAGCTTGAAGGGTAACAAAGATGCTCTCATCGCTGCTGTGTATCAGCGTCATCTGGCAGCACAGCAAGACACGACAATCGATACTCTGAAAATTTCCTACACTGCTCTGCGCCGGTTCGACTCGATGTTCAAGGAGCTTGGATATCGGGCCACAAGTCGGGGCAACGCAGAGGCTGCAAAAAAATATGAGGACGTAGGGTCTACCATATCTAATCTGTTTAACGACTTTGTTGTTGATGACGCTGCTGGCAACTCCGTTCCAGTCGGTCAGCTTTCTGTTCAACTCGAAGAGGGTGCAGACCCCGTTCTTGTGACGGACGCTCTTCGCATGTTCAATCAACAGTGGACAGACTATAAGGCAACGTGGTTTGACAATGCAGAGATTTCCCGGCAGATGGCATGGGGTGACAGGAATGCTCTGACTCCGACGCCTGACAACCCACTCGGATTTAGGCCCAAAAAGAAAGCATCCGATCCTCGTACGTGGTTTAATTTTGACAGCATGTCCGCAGACAATATCGGAGCGACATTCGAGTCGTATCGAAATGCTATCGGAACACCGATGGAAATAAAGGGTGGGGCAAGACATATAGACCCCGACTCAGATGTGGGTAGGGCTTCCGTAGCTGCGCTTAAAGTTCAAGTTGGAGAGTGGATACGCGCATCAACCCAAAAGTCTGATTTTGATCTCACATCTATGGACGAGACTCTCCAGCTTATCAAAAACACCTTTGTCGGTGTAAACTCGAAAGGTGAGACAGTCCCGCTTCTGCCCGAAATCGGACGCATAATCGACGACACGATGGGCATCGACTCCGGCGCGGTGAACGCACAGGTGCTTGCCGAAGCGCGTAAAGCAGAAGACGCAGCAGTCAAGGCACAAACCTCCGTGTGGAATCGTCAGAAAGACGCCTACACAAAAGACATGAATTCCGCAATTGGTATTCTAAGGAATTTCCTTCCGGGTAAAACATCTCCAGCGCAGCTTATGTTCGCTCTTTCGGAGGGAGGTCCGCAGCTTGTGGGGGATTTCCGAAATGCAATGAAACGGACTAAAAAGGCAGACGGTTCTGCATTCACAGATGAAGAAATCGATGTGATTATGGGTGACATGGCTGTCGAGGCTATCGAATCATCTGTATTCCCGGCTACGGGAAGATACGACGTAAACCCACGAAATCCGGATAATTTGATTCCGCAATACGCATTCAACCCAGATGCTTTGGCTGATTTTATTGGATACAACGATCCTAGCAAAGCCCGCGTGATTGAAAGTGCTATGGGTAGTCGCAGGTATAAGGTGGCGACACGGATGCTTGAATTCATCCGAAACAAAGAGAACACGACTCTTGGTGGCTTGAGTGTATCGGGTATCCCTCGTTCGTTCTCCGTTGAGTCGTATATCTCGCGATTCTACGCCATCAATCGAGATGTTATTGGCCCGCAGTATGTTGCAACGGAATCCATCCTGCAGCGTATGCGCCTAAGAAATTTCAACATCATACAAGCAGCCCTTACAGATCCGAAAGTTGGCGAACTGTTCCTTGAGATGCTCGAATCTGGAAAGCCTCTTCCTCCCGCGAAGGAAAAGGAATTGCAAGGATTGCTCGTTGCCGTATCCGTGAAATTAAACTCAACTCTGTCGCGAGAGCAATCCATCGGAAAAGAAGATATCTTCGGGATGCCCGGATGGAAGGTTCGGCAACTCACGGAAGAGCCGTACGGTGACAGTATATTCCCGTATCACCCTGAATACAGCATGGAATTCATCAAAAGAATTCCGACTGGACGACCAATGTTTACACGGAGAAACAAATGAAAAACTACAACAACGGACCTCGCAAATCCGGATCGTACGCTTGCGGCGGAAAGACACGTAAGCCTATGATGTACGGAGGTATGGCGACAAAGAAAAAGCCCCGCAAGAAAGCTCAAGCGGGGGGCATGATGTCCACTACACAACCGCAGCAAAACATGCAGCGGAGAAATCAGATGCAGCCTATGGGTATGCCGATGATGGCAGAGGGCGGCGAGGCTATGTCTGACAATGACCGTCAGATGATGGAATCAAATAAACAACTGTCTGATACGGACATGAAAAGGTTTCGCGGTATCATGAAGAGCATGTCGGACGAAGACAAAAAGAATCTTATGGAAATGATCGAAAGAAACTACCGCTAAATATAGCTGCTGGACTTTTCCATCATTTCATCTGCCATAGATCTCAAGTAACGAAGAAGGGATGCTGTAGAGTGTGCGCCGTCATACTCCGGCATCCCTTCATTCATTGTACGCTCGAAATCTTCCGGACTTACACAATCCGTGAGGAGTTCGACGTTTCCGTTTTGAAGCAGATTTGCTTCGAACTTGAATAGTGTAGCTTTATGCTTCATCGATTTGTTTCAACTCGCTGATAGGCAAATTATAGCAGTCGGCCTTGAAGACAAATCCGTTGTCCGGATCGATGTCACCACGGCGGTGTTTTGTTGCAAGGGCGTAAAAGTCCTTTTTATCTATCTCCCCCAAGATCCACGCCTTCGAGGTGTCTTTCAAAATACGGACAAATATGTAGCTGTCACAGTCCTGCTTAGAACCATGTGCAGCAACGGAGCAATCGTAGTTCTTTCGAGGGGCAGTGCCGCAACGCTTGGTCTTCACATCAATTCTTCTGCCGTCTTTAATCAAGTCGTAGTCGTAGGTGCTTGATTCGGTTGCACCCAACGCATCCGCTACAATAATCTCGCCTATAGCCCCCACAACATTGCTGAGACTACCTGTTATGCTGCCCTGTAGATTTCCTACAGAGGCAGCTTTTCTTTTGGCGCGATCAAGAATCTGCGGAGTTATCTGAATCGGAGTCATTAAAATCCTCAAACACAAGAAGTATTGCTTGTTCTGAAATGTTAAACCATTCGCCCCTTCTTTGCAAGGAGTATTTATCGAACAGTCTGTGCATAGCTTTTTCGTCGTTGTGTCTGTTTTCAGATTTTAGGGATGCTAGTATCTTGTAGTCCCTATACGGGGATCCTGTTTGATAGTTGTTCAGGCGATCTTCTGCGTTTACGGCCTTGCCAATCTTTGCCCATTCTGGCCACGCCGGATTCACAATGGCGTAAACATATCCCTCTTTTGTCTTTTCGATTTCTTCGTGAGACCAAGCATCATCAAGTGCGCGGTATCGTCCCGGCTTGTGTAGCGGATGAGACTTGGGAATGTATCTGCCGTTAACAAACATACGAGAAGTGTTTTTCTTTGCATGAGAGGTAACACGTCTTCTGTTTCCATCTCCGGGCTGTATGTACCACCACTCCCCGTCCATATAGACAGGATCTTTCCGTGTGTAGTTTTTAGGATTTACTGGCATACTTTTGTTTTTCTTTTTGCCACTCTTCATACGCCGGATGGTTCTTCGGTGGTTCGTGTTGAATCCACCCTTCCCCCCGTTTCCAGACCGGCAATGTATTCTTCGAGGTCGATTTGGGCGTTTTCTTCTGGGACATCTGACATCCTTTCCAAGCCTTCGACGAGTCTACGCTGTAGAGCCTCTGAAATCAGACCGGCGCGTGTGTCCTCGTCCATCTCGAAGGTGACGACTGCACCGCCGTCCTTGAGTTCAACGTATTCTATGACTTCAAGCCGCATTGAGGTCTACCACTTCACACACACCCGCCGTACACGCCAACTCCCGTGAGCCGGACGTGTTGTCTTCACGCTCGTACTCCGACAGGGCTTGCCAGTCAATCTCCAAGCCACCGTACGCAAGTTGCCACTCCGCGTAGTCGTCAGCTTCGATGTCTTGATACGGAGCCTGTTGATACGTGTGGTCTGAGTGCGGAAGGAACGATACGCCCGACGCAACGTCGAAGTTCTCATACACCCATGCACCTACGTCCATCCACTCGTTTTCCTTTACTGTGATGGTTACGGACGGCTTGTGTTCGCACCAGTGGATCGCATACGTTTTCCACAACTCTAGCTGCTCGATGGCAGTCATTGCATCCCTAGTCACAGCATTGTCCGGAGATTTCATGGCGAACGAGAATACCGTGGTCGAATCCGGCTTCATCACACACGCTTCGTTGTAGACGCCCCGATCCTTTAGGAACTGTGTCAGGGGGTCTTTGTTATCGCCGCGAACCGTGCGGATGTAGTAATCGTTGTGCCTAGCGTGAATGCCGCTTGCAGCGTCCACCAGTTGCGACACAGTACCCGACGGCTTTACACAGGTGATGGCAGCCGACTGTGGAATACCAAGCTTCTCCGCGAACTCCTTGTTCGTATCGACGGCGACTTGCCGCATCTCTTCGAGCCAACGACGGGAATCTACGGTCTTTGACAAAATCGGATGATCCATGATACCAGTCAATGATACGCCCAACAAGCGTTCTTCTTCTGTGTTTGTCTTCCATACTTTCCTCAGATACTTGAAGTCGGTGAGTGTAGACTGCAGGGTGCCCAAGATGGTTGCGAGGCGAACCTTGCGCTTCAAGGAGTCGAGCGTGTCGTGTTCGCGGACCACAACCTCTGACAGATTGCAGAACTGATACGGACGCAGGATAATCTCGGAGCAGGGGTTCGTGCCCCACATGTGACCAACCTCACGCCGTCCGTTCCGGGCAACCTGTACGTCAGCAGCCTCACGGTTGAAGATGCCACGCTCACCCGACTTGGAGTCGTACAGAGCAAGCCACTCGCGCATAAACGTACCCATCTCCGGCTTACCCTTGTACGCAACCGAGTTGTTGGCAAGGGCACGTTGACCCTCGTGTTCCCACCACATACCCGACTTGGCGTGTGCCATCTGATCATCGTTCAAGTTGCTGAGTGAGATGAGGGCCGAGCGGCGAACCCCACCAACCACGACAATCTCACCAATCTTGCACATCAGGTCGTGACACTCGATAGGAAAGAGCTTGCGACCCTGTGCCTTCTTGAACAGGGCAACGGTAAACTTGAACAGGTCGTCAAGTGGACCGGGACCGGACGCACGGCCACCCATAGTCTTGAGGCGTTCACCGGACGCACGTACACTAGACAAGTCCCACTTCGGAATCTGTCCCACATACAGAAGCCCGATCAACTCGCGCAACGACTTGGCCCATCCGGGCTTGGAGTCGCCAACCTTGATCACAGTATCGGAGTCGTGCATTGAATCACTGACAACCGGAAGCTTGTCCACGTTCTCCCGCTCTACAGAGAAGCCCACACCCGTGCCGCACATCAGGATATACATGCACTCGTCGAACGAACGAGGGCTGTCCACGGGGATATACGAGCAGTTGTAGCCGCAGATGTTATCACGGGCTAGAGCGGGTCCGGATGTCATCATCGCCCGCATCGACGGCATAACCGCAAGCGACATGATACCGTCCGTGACCTCACTTCTCAGTGAATCAGAAAGCTTATAGCCGTGGTTATCACGCACATGGTCAGCCATAAAAGAAACATATCGAGATACAGTTTCATCCCAGTTCTCCCTGCGCTGTTCGTTTTCAAGCCAACGGGCATACCGCGACTTGTGGATAAATTGTTGATATGGTGTGGGTAGCATATTATTCATTACTTGTCTCCTCAATTAGCTTACCGAGATACCACTGTGCCTTTTTCAGATCTTCAACGCCGTTCTTGTATCGGTATCGCCAGAGGTACTTAATTATGTTTCCTTGCAGGTAGTATTCGTAGCCGTCACTCGTTGCGGCTTCGATAGCATCAATGCACTCAATTCCTGCTTGATTGTAGTGCGGCGGCGAATTGACCATATCAGATCGCTCCGCGTAAAAGGTGTCGAGCAACTTTTCTTCATCCGTACTCAACTCTTCAAACTTCTTTTTCATGTACGCCTCGTGTCTCATCGAATCAGAGCTTATCATCTGTTGTCACCGTTGCCAGCGATATTACCCGCAGACCTGCGCTGTTGCAACTTGTAAATGTTCATCTCCGCAACTTGCTGCAAAGAGAAGCCCAAGTCATCAGCAAGGACCGCACAGTACCACAAGACATCCCCGATCTCTTTGGCAATTTCACCCCGGAACTTGGAGTCGTCTCGTCCGTCACGGTAAATCTTTTTTACCTTGTCAGCCACCTCGCCAGCTTCTCCTGTGAGTCCGAGAGTCGGGTACGTCACCTTCATGTGTTCCGGATAAATGGCAAACGTACGCGCTTGCATCTGATAGTTGTTGAGGTTCCAGTTGTCTTTCATCACTGCTTCTTTCCAAAGTCTACTTTAACTACGTTTTTACCCATGTCTTCGGGCACAGGTATGGTTTCATCTTGGGCTAGCTCCTCCGCAAAAATACGAAACTCGATAGAGGCTACTCCCATATCATACATTTCATCAGGACGATCCCGAAGAGCAGAGAGAAGACCCTCTTGAATTATCATAGCGGCATTAAAGTCTTCGTCTTTATCATATTCATTGCCGGTGGTATCGTACGCTGTCATACGAAGCTCACCGTCGTTCTCCCCTTCGGAAAGTATTATGTAGTACCTTCCGGGTAGAAGGGACAGCTTCTCAAGATCTACGTCGAAATTGTTTTCTTCACTCATCAGGTTTGAACCATTCTGCGGGGATCGTGCCCTCCGCCCATTTGAAGTTGTAACGATTAGCCCATGCACCATACGTCGTCTTGCTTCCCTTGTAAATCTTGTTGTTCGCATTTAGGAAAACAAATCGGATATCCAGATCCGGATGCTGCTCCTTGACAAGCTGCATCTTTACACGATCGCCCTTGTCTAGATATCCCTTAGCTTCTACGTAGATATCTGTTTCAGGCAAATAAAAATCTGGGGTATATGTGCGAGGCTTGGGTATGTACGTAAGCTTTACGTTTTCATATTCAAAGGATATGCCTTTGTTGGCTAGAGACTTGGCTATATTTAATTCGAATGTTGATCTGTACCCCGCTCTTTGCGCGGTGCTTTTTTTCATAGTGCCATTCCGATAGAAGCCAGTCTTTTTAGAACGTACCCTGCCACTTTTGGGGATTGTTTTTCTACGAGAGAAAGCTCGTTTGTCAGGTGGCTCAGAGGAACGCATACATTAACTCCAGACTGGGAAAGTTTACTTATTTTTTGTATTTCAGATTCCACTGTTGTGATGTCGCGCTTCTCCGATCCAGCATTTAGGACACCGAAATCGGAGTAGTTGTCGCGCAAAGTGAGAGGTAGACCTCTGCTGTTCTGCCTCAGATATACAATACGCCTCTCCCCACCTTGTCCCCTGTGAGACTCGATGTAGATGTGATGGAGATCTTTGTTCATCTCCATCAACTCAAGTTCGTATTCGCGTACAAAAATATACGGCATCACACTTCCCTTTTCGTGAGCTTAGAATACCACGTCATAGGCGGTGTCTTTGCCCGCGATGTGATCTTCGGATGCAACTCCGATTTTGGCCAGCAGTGGTGCCGGTATCCGCACAGATGGCACGGACGAGCAAGCACCTTGTTTCCCGTCCGAATTATCTCACCATCTTTCCGATACGTCTCAAATTCGTCAGGGTATTTGACAAGCTTTGTATTCGGATCCGAAAGCTGTTTAACACGCTCTTTGGCAAGAGCGATGTAGTGTTCCTTATCTTCTCCGGACCAGTCTCCGGATTCGACTACAGCAACCTCCCCGCTTGATTTGTTAACAACGATCCACCCGCCGAATGGAAGGCCAGTAGCTTCTCCGTAAAGAAAGCCCTGCATCAGATACCCAAATGGATCGTCTTCCTTAAGCTTTTCATATCCGCCAAAGTTGGTAAACTTATTCTTGAATGCCCAATCGCTTGCGGATTTGATATCCCAGACTTTTTCAATACCGCTCTCGTCTCGAATGATTACGTCGAGAGTGCCCTTTATTTTTACGCCATCTAGATCAAGCTCTACCGGACGTTGGAAATCAACAATATCGACGCCCGCCTCTTTCATAACAAGCATCAAAATAGACTCTGTGATATCCCCGAAAAGGAATCGGAACAGAGTGTTGTATTCCATCTCCTCTTCGATGCCCTGCTTGTCCAGAAGCTGCTGACACATAGGGCGTCCGATTCCGGACATGCGGATTCTCCACTCGCCTTTTTCGCGAGTGAATTGCCGCTCTGCCGAATCTTTGCACTCTTCTGCGAACGCAGAAAGGCTATTCAGGGAGACATCTGTGTCCCCCTGAATTGCTTTCGACATAAAGTCTTGGATTTTAAGCAGCGTCAGCATCATTGAAATCCGACGCAAGATCGACATCATCGTCGTTTGCGATCAGCTTCTGCGCTTCACGGTAGGCATTCATAACATACTTGTTATGTGCCTCGATTGTCTCACGGAACATGCCAAAAAGTTCTTTGTCATCATCCGTGATTTCCGTTGTGCCGTGAAGAGTAGGCAGCGGAGTCCAATAGGTAACGCTTCCCTTCTTGTTCTCCGAGGTCTGCATCCGAATCTCGCAATGAGCCATCAGCTTTTTCTGGCTAGACAGACCTGCGATAAAGTCAGACATAGGCTTGAAACCCGACTTTTTGAAATAGCAAACAAGTGGCTCGTTATCGACACGAACACTTTCGCCATTTGCATCTGTAAAGTCTCCGCTGATCCGACCGTAAATCACCTGATTACAGATCACAGCACGGGAGTTGAGATACAGGGCATTCTCTTCCGGATCGTCTTTGTTGAGGGATTCTTCCTCATCACGGGTCAGACGGCCACACTTGTTGCCACCGCTCGTGTCGGGGAATGCTCCTGCAAAGCTAGGCTTCTGAACGGACTTCGACGAGAATCCGCCCCTGCCTTCATTCTCTTCCGGATCCCACACACTATACTCATACATGCGGAGCAGCGGACGCAAGATTACTTCCGGAGCGTAGAGAAAACGACCACCCATGTAGATTTTCCAATCTCCACGAGTAAGGGCCGCGCCGTCATCAGTTTCCACATCGTAGTTGATGCTCAGGCGTGGAAGACCTGTCTTCTGAGACTCGCCGGACGATTGGCCGGTAAGCTTCATCAGTTCTTCTGTGTTCTCGTTTGAGAACGCATTTGCAATTTGATCCAATTCACTGGAAATGTCCATTACTTCTGTCCCTAACATTTTTAACTCCTTTGTTAAGGGTGGTAGACTGATATTACTCGGCAACGACATCTAAGTCAAGCCAATTCTCGCCCATTTTTAGTTCGATTCCGACAGGCATATCGTATCGTATGCCATATCGACGCTCTGTCTCTTCGGGCAAAGAGAGCATTGCTTCTCGCATCAGCTTGATGCAGATATCTTTTTCTGCGGGATGAACGTCTATCACGATAGAATCGTGAACGGTGTTACAGATTACGGACTGCAAATTATTTTTTCGGAATAATTTGTCGAGTCGGACAAGAGCAGCAGGAAGCAAGTCCGCTGTTGCAAAGCCCTGAACAGGATAGTTGCATATGTTTGTCCGACCGACAGCAGTTCCATACTCCGTCCACCGTGCGTTGGGAAAGGCGTACTGCCTTCCGCTTGGAAGGGTGATTACTCGCTTCTCAACGGCCTCTCGCTGGAGTTCATCATGCCATTGGGTCACCCCCTCGTACTTCTCCTTAAACGCGCTGTAGTAGCGTTTTTGGTCCTCTGTGCCGGTGGTGCCACCATAGAGGGGTTTGAAGGTGTGTGCCTTCGCCTCTTGGCGTGTGCAGCCGATAATAGATGCGGTGTAGTTGTGTACGTCTGTACCGTCTCGTACATCTATGTACGCCTGTGCGTCTTTAGCAAGAAAGCCCGCGACACGAAACTCTAGTTGCGAGTAATCCCCTTCAAGTATCGAACCGCCCTCGAAGCGGCTCTCGACCACCTTCCGTATAGCGAAGGTATTTCCACGTGGCATATTCTGAAAGTTAGGATTGCGAGACGAAAGGCGACCCGTCGCCGTAATGCACTGCATAAACTCCGGATGGATAATTCCCTTTTCATCGACATTGTTTTTGATCCCCTCGACAAAAGTATTTAGATACGTGCGTAGCGCATTGAAGCGGACATACCCCTCTACAAACTGTAAGGCGTCACCTGACAACTCCGATTGTCTTTCGCTGAGAGTCTCCTTGTCGGTCTTAAAGCCCGCAGATGCGACATCGAAAGTAGTTCGGGGGACAAGCTTAAAGCCAGCAATTTTATTTGTGGGGACGTAAATCACGCCCTTGCCGTCACACCTGCGACATATGCGTATGGCCTTGCCCGGAGAGCCGTCCTTTTTGGGGGGAGTATATCTTCCCTCTCCGTTACACCCATCACATTGATGTCCGACAGTACGGTAAACAATGTCTGTCATATGGCGGATTGCCGACGCAAAATCTTTATTCTTCATGCGTGTGCGCTGTTTGGGTTTCATTGTTGCACCGCGCTGCTCCATGCCCAAATTGAATACACTAGACCAGTTTTTCTTGTTCTTTACCTTGCGGGAGTAAAGAAGCATAGACCGATCATCAGGGCTTGTCAGGCTAATCGGAGTATCGCCCATAGCTTCACGCGCCATGTCGTTGAGGCGTACTTGAAGTTCCTCTAGTTCTCTTGTGTATTCCTTCTCGATCTCAAGAAGAGTCTCCATGTTTATCTTGAGTCCGTTCTGTTCGATTCGAGACAGCGTGTTTGTCATCTCAAGCGACAGCTTTAGAGTTGGCACTAGGCTCACCGAATATCTCCTCAAATGTTGTGTTGTATACTTTTAGCTGCTCAAGAGCCACCTCTTCTGTGGCCTTAACGTCTGCTATCCCGTATTCCTTTACGATCTCCCACGGTATATCATAAAACGTGTACCCATCCTTGATATACTCCGCAACAAGGTCTTTCTCCTTTTGGGTGCCACCATACTTCCCTGCAATAGCAGCAAGGCTGAGAGGCCAAGTTTGTGATCGGGCCAGAATATACTCCGCAACCATCGTATCATATAACGCTCCATCGTAAACGAATCCGCACTGACGAATCCAACTTATATCAAACTTGATATTGTGACCTATAACAATATCCGCGTGTTTCAAGGCCAACTGAAAGCGATTGAAGGCACCGTCAGACGGCGGTTCTGTCGAATGGTAGTAGCAGTCGTAGTCTACGCCGCTGTTCAGCCACTTGTAACCTATGGAGACAAGATTGTTTCCAAAGTAAGGTAACGGTGTGGTACCGCCGCCTTTCTTCTCGACGTGTGTCGTCTCCACATCAAAGGTCAATACGTTCATTAGTAGTATACCCCCTTTGCCACGTCAATCTGTGCGTTTATCATACCGTGCCACCCGTTCAATTTATTTTTTGATATGCAGATATGCCTCACCGTGTTCTCGACATCGCTCGACCCAGTTTTTCCGATTCCGAGTATGATGTCCGCCTCACCGGCCTTGCCCGTCTTCGAGTTGTCCATCATAGAGTAGTCAATAAATTGACGGTCGTGTGCATCGTTTGACGCCTGACTTACGGCCCAAACAAGAAGCTTGTTGCGCTTGGCTATCTCACGAGCAAGAACATACGTTTCTTTCAAGCGTTCATCGCCGCGATTATACTCGCCCGATATCCGAAACTTGTCAAGCTGATCCATAAACATAACGTCGGGATTGTTGAGTTTGGCGTACTCGTTCACTTCCTCGATGGATGTACCTACCGAGTCCATTATTGTCAGGTAGGGTGCGATCTCTTCCGTGTAACGTCGCATCAACTCGTGTTTCTGATCCAGCATCTCCTGTCTTGTTACTGCAAAGTAGCTTTGGATCATGCGGAGTTTGATTTTCGGGGCAGGTTCCTCGTTCGCCCAGTACGTCACCTTGAACCCCTGACGAATGTACGACGCAGCAAGAAAGCAGCAGAATGTTGTCTTGCCAACTTCCGGACGAGCAAAAAGAATACCCAAGTTGCCCCGATCAAGCCCGTCTATCCTCTCGTTGATCAGGTCAAATTCAAAAGGGAAGTCTTTTGGTCCGCTGTGTTCGTCTAAAAGTTCGAGAAGATCCGCCTCGACAACACTGTAAGTTGTCTTGTCGGATATGCGACCATCCTCAACAGCTTCGATGAGTTTGCGTAACTCCCCGAATTCTTCACTGTCTCCGGTGAATATTTCGATTGCCTTCTCGCCAATCTGACGCGCACGATCCCGCAGCCAAAAACTGTTAACAAGATCGGTGTGCAACTCGGAGTTGTCGGGATTGCCGGGTTCCAGACTTGCTATCAATTCCTGCGCCTTCTCGCGACTGCTGTCGGGCATCGCAGGATTCCTGTCGTTGAACAAGGCAGAAAGTTCACCGAGCGTCAGATCTTTTCCGTACTTTGTGTGCGAGTGAACAATCGTGTCGAACACGTCGCGCATCTCGCGAGTAAACATATCGCGTGTTACTATGTTATTGACTTTACTAAAGAATTCTGCACTGAGGCAAAACCCAAGTACCTGTTTATCTATCGATATAGGATCGTAGGAACTCATCTCGTTCGTCCTTTTCCATGTTTTTCAGATCGGTCCGTAAGACCACGAGTTTTGTCGGGACATGATTACGCAACACCCGTATCATGTCTATAGCCTTGTCCGTTGCATCTTTGTCGAGGGCAACAAAAACTTTTTCGTACCTCGAAAGGATATTAACATGCGTCTCAAGTAGATTGGTTCCGAGCAATGCAACTCCGGTAACAATGTTGCTTATTGCACATGCGCTGGCGCAATCTTCGACAACAAACGCATCGGAGCCGCTACCACACACAAAGGGGTGTCCGCTCTTGCCGTAACGATACCATTTCGGTCCGTTCGACTTGAGGCTGCGACCCGCTGCATCTACAATCTTGCCTCCGTTTTTAACCAAAAACGCGACACGATTACGTTTGAAATCATAGCGAATGTCAACACGACCAGACAAATATGCGTCGTAAGACTGCACACGTTTCACATAAAGTTCTGCGTCTAAGCTTCTGGAAAGACTAACAAACGTATCGGGAACTTCGAATGTCCCTACATAAGTGTCCGGTTTTAGATTGGGAGATGTCTTCAAGCGAGAGAACGCTTTTGTCGCAAACTCTTTTGTCAGCGTGACTCCGGTGCATCCCTTAACATTGCAGTCGGCGTGGAAGCAGTACCAAAGCCGTTGCATACCGTCGTCAGTCACACTAAATGTATTCTTACCGGCGCAGACAGGGCAGTCGGACCGGTAATTTGTCAGCGGAACAATGTCAAGCGACTCGACATATCCCGGCAGCCAATCAGGCGTTTCCATGTTGGTGTGTCCCTTTTGTGGTTAGAAACCTCAAGACAGATATCTTGCAAAGAAAATATTGTCAACGATAAATTTTCCGTTGACGGCACTTGACAGTCGTGCTATCCCCATTGAACATCCACCCTGTAAGGTAAATCTAGTTATGAAAAAAATAAATAAAATAAACCCTATAGCTAAAGATTTACACAGATATGGTAAAAGAGTTGTGCCTGATAAAAGACAATCTAAAGAAGATAAACGTGTAAAAAGGGAACTGAAAGATGCCAAGACCGGCAAAGATTGACGAGCCATCAAAAACCTACACATTTCTGATGAAGACGAGCCAGTATGATAAGCTTGCCAAGATTTCAGAAGAACAACAAAAATTGTCGCTGGGACAATTTGCTGTGGCTGATGTAATCAGAGAGGCCATAGACATTTACATTTCAGCTTACGAGGAGGAGATGTCGGATGAAGATCCGCTGCTTCAAGGATAGAAACGGGAACGATCTTGTTCCGTATATTTTGTCAGCCAAAAACAGACACGAGGTTGTGGCTCCGATTTCATCTGTCCGAATCGGAGAGACAGAAAAGAATCTTGTCAAAAGCAAAGATTGCATCGACTACCCAAAATGGTGTGCAATTTTTGTCGGAAAAAATCATGAAGAATGTAAAAGATGGCTTGACACGTACAGATCTACGGTGTTAAAACTGTGCATACCTTACGAGGTGTCCTCGTGACCTCTGATACCTACCGTTTGGGGCCGGGTACAAGTTGCGTTGATTCTGGCGACGTTCCTGAAGAAGGTTAACAACCAGAAGCACACCTCGTAGGGTACTTTCGTTGTTGTGTGTGGGGAAGCGGGGCTGAGAGAAATCTTGGCCCCGTTTTCTTTTTTGTGTTGACGGGGGCTTTTTTTATCTATATCGATAAAGGAATCGAAACGCCAGCTATGGAGATTGGCACAATGGAAATCACAATTGAACAGCGCCGCGAACTCTTGACGGCACACAACCAACTCAAGACGATGCTTTCGTTTGCAGAAGAATGTCACGACTTGCATCTGTCCGATTTGGAAAAGATGGAACGCATCGTTCATCTCTTACACAAGACTTTCGACTTTTCCCCCGACCTAGATTACAACGGTCATCGTCAGTATTATTGTGACTGGGTTTTCTCTGAGGATGTTTCGGAGCCGAGCGATGCGGACGATTGAGAACCACGTCGAACGGTGCCACTGCTGGGAATGCGGCGGCTACGGCAAGAAGGAGTACGAACAGGCTGTCCCGGACCCGATCCGGGGTGGCGACCTTGTCGGTGTCATGGGTGAGTGCGATGGCTGCGAGGGTAACGGCGAACTGTTACGCGCAAAGATAACGCAGACAACGGTGATCCGTGCCTTCCTCACAC